CCCGTGAACAGAGAATTGTTCAACAGTCTAGCGCTCTGAATGGTAGAGTAGATCCAACAGATCAAATCACAAGAGGAATGGTTCCTGAGATTGAAGAGTATTTCATGTATACTCCCAAGTCTCAGTATCCCACACAAGTAACTGGTGGCGGAGACGCAAAGGGTATTAAAATTGCAAAAGATGCAATCACCTATTGCACCTCTGGTCTGGTAGATAGAAACAGATCGATTGTTCTTTCTTATCTTCATAAGGCAATCAAGTCTCTCAATCAACTGAGAATGATTGAAGACTCTCTGGTTATCTACAGATTGTCCCGTGCTCCCGAAAGAAGAATTTTCTACATCGATGTAGGTAACCTGCCTAAAGTCAAGGCTGAGCAATACCTGAAAGATGTGATGAACAGGTATCGTAACAAGTTGGTTTATGATGCTAACACTGGCGAGATTCGTGATGATCGTAAGTTCATGTCCATGCTGGAAGACTTCTGGCTTCCCAGAAGAGAAGGTGGACGTGGTACAGAGATCAGCACTTTGCCTGGTGGTCAAAACCTCGGGGAACTCTCGGACGTAGAATATTTCCAGAAAAAACTTTACAGATCTCTTCAGGTTCCTGAGTCTAGAATTGCTGCTGATGGTGGTTTCAACCTTGGTCGTTCTTCTGAGATTCTGCGTGATGAACTGAAGTTTGCTAAGTTCGTTGGTCGTCTTCGCAAGCGCTTCAGCAACATCTTCTTAGATCTTCTGAAGACTCAACTTATTCTCAAAAACATCATCACTCCCGAAGATTGGGATATGATGAGAGAGCACATTCAGTTTGATTATCTTTACGATAATCAGTTTGATGAACTGAAGGATGCTGAACTGATGAACAGCCGTCTCGGTGTTGTTGCTCAAGTAGAACCTTACCTTGGCAAGTATTACTCTGTTGAGTATGTTCGTCGTAATATCTTGCGTCAAACTGACCAAGAAATCATTGAAATTGATGATCAAATTGAAGATGAGATTGAGAAAGGTATCCTTCCCGATCCTGCAGAATTGGAAGGAATCGGTGCCGATGGTCAACCTACAAATCTAGGTGATGTACCTCAAGATGATGAAGTTGATGGTAGCACAACTGAAGTGCCAGCTGGCGGAGAGATTTGATCGGATAAATAAATCATAATGGTTTAATTTATTACTATGACTCCTGCTGAGATTATTGACGCAATTATTGACGATAATTCTGCGTCTGAAGTTAGCGATAAGATCAAGGATGTTCTTTTTTCAAAGTCATCTGGGAAGATCGAAGATCTGAGAGGATCTACCGCATCTAAACTTTTTGGTAATGGCGAAACTGGCGAAGAAGAGCCAGAAGTAGAACAAGAGATTGAAACCGAAGAACCTGAAACAGGAGACGAATAATGGCAAGAACACTTGTCCTAGGACCACAATCAAACTGCCCAACTACTGTTGGAACAGCATCTAGTTTCAGTCAAGCAACTGTTGTTCGCCTTTGTAATACAAATGGTTCGGCTCAGTTGGTTACCATTCTTGATGAAAATTTTCAAGGTATTGGTTCTATGACTATGCCAGCTGGATCTGTCGAATATGTAGAGAAAAAACATCAAGAGCTAATCCTAGCAGCATCTGCCGATGTAAAAGGAACCAAAGTAGGATTTACCGCATAAACAAATGAAACTCATCAGAGAAGAAATTGAGAACGTAGAGGTTATCGTCGAACAACGCGACGGTAAGAAGAACCTTTACATTGAAGGTATTTTCCTTCAAACAGAGCAACCCAACAGAAATCGTCGTATCTACTCCATGCCTACAATGGAGAGAGAAGTCAAGAGATACAACGAGGCTTTTGTTCAGAAGGGTCGTGCTCTGGGTGAGCTCGGTCATCCTGATGGGCCTACCGTAAACCTTGATCGTGTATCCCATAAGATTGTTTCTTTGCAACGAGAAGGAAACAACTTCATTGGTAAAGCAAAAATTCTTTCTACCCCCATGGGTAAGATTGCTGAGTCACTCCTCAGTGAAGGTGTGAAACTTGGTGTTTCTTCTCGTGGTGTTGGAACTCTTTCTCCAACCAAAGAAGGATATAATCAAGTCAACGATGATTTTATGCTCGCAACTGCGGCTGATATTGTTGCTGATCCATCCGCTCCTGATGCATTTGTTAATGGAATCATGGAAGGAAAAGATTGGATTTGGGATGGTGGAATTCTCCGCGAAAAAATGGCAGAGAAAACATACAAACAAATCAATACTCTCGTTGATACCAAAGGTTTGGAAGAGAGCAAGCTTGCCTTGTTCCAGAATTTCCTCGCAAACCTTTAAATTATAAATACATTTAGGTTAAATCTAACACGAACTTTTCGGAGAAGTTAACAATGTCCGCTGGAACAAATTTAAACGAAATGGAGAACGCTGTAACAAGCGGTGCGAAAGCTGGCGAATCGATGGACTCTTCAACTAAGAGCGGATATGTCCCTGGACACGCTCAGATTGAAGACCTCGGTGGCCCCACTCCTCAGAACTACAAGCCCGACGATGATTCGGCAAAACTGAAAGAGCCCTCGCTCTCTCATGTTCGTAATGTAGTTAATGCGAAGGCTAAGGCTGCTGAAGGTCCTGATACGACCAAGAAGAACAGCTATGGCGAAGAAACTCAAACCGAAGAGGGAGTCGTGGAAGAAGATACTACCGTCACTGATGAAGTAGTAACCGAAGAAGAAGTCAATGTCGATGAAGATGTTGCTGCTCTCTTCTCTGGTGAAGAACTCTCCGAAGATTTCCAAGAGAAAGCGAAGATCATCTTTGAAGCAACTGTCAAGGCAAAGGTTGGCGAAGTTCGTCAGCAACTGGAAGAAGCATATGCTGCCAGAATTGTCGAAGAAGTTGAAGAGATCAAAGAAGAGCTCGTAACTCGTGTCGATGCCTATCTTGAGTACGTTTCCGAAGAATGGATCAAGGAAAACGAACTGCAGATTGAGCATGGACTCAAAACAGAAATGACCGAATCGTTCCTGCAAGGAATGAGAGGTCTCTTTGAAGATCATTATGTAAATATCCCTGATGACAAATATGATGTTGTCGAAATGATGGTAGACAAACTTGATGACATGGAGGCAAAACTCAACGAGCAAATTGAGAAGAATATTTCTCTGAATACAAGGCTCGGTGAATCCGTCGCTGATCACATCATTAAAGATGTGTCCGAAGGACTCGCTGTAACCCAGAAAGAGAAACTCGCATCTCTTGCTGAAAGTGTTGAGTTTGAGAGTGAAGAATCCTATCGCGAGAAGCTGGTATCCCTGAGAGAATCTTATTTCTCTACCGAACAGGTTACCGAAGCAAAAGCAGAGAAAACTGAGACATTAACTGAAGGTATGGAAACCGTTCCTGCTGCACCTGCGGGTCGCATGAATGCCTATCTTCGCGCTCTCGGTAATAAGTAATTCTCGCACCCCTTTAGTAAACTCAAACAACAATCACAGGTAAACGAAGCATGTTTAATTCACAACAGCTTCAAGAGAAGTGGGCTCCCCTTCTGGATTACGATGGTTGCGATCCTATCAAAGACGCTCATCGTCGTGCAGTTACTGCCACTCTCTTGGAGAACCAAGAAAAGTTCCTTTCTGAGGAGCAAGCATTTAATCAGGGTCACAACCTGACTGAAGCCCCCACCCAATCCTTCTCGGCTGGTGGCGGCGCATACTACCGTGGTTCCGGCGGTACTGACTCCGGCAACCCCACTGGTGGTTTTGACCCCGTTCTGATCTCCCTGATCAGACGCTCTATGCCTAACCTGGTCGCTTATGACCTGGCTGGCGTTCAACCCATGAGCGGTCCTACTGGACTGATCTTCGCAATGCGTTCTCGCTACGAGAACATGACCGGAACCGAAGCTCTGTTCGACGAGCCCGATTCCGCATTCTCCGCTCAGCGCGAAGGATATGACGCCACTCAAGGCGACTACACTGGTGGTTCTGACTCCACGGGCGCCGTTGGTTTCGGTACTACTCTGCAGCGTGGTTCCAACCCCGGCGTTCTCGATCCTAACAGCGCAGCCAATACCTACAGCGTAGGTCAGGGTATGAGCACTCTGAACTCTGAGACTCTGGGTGAGTCTGGCGATGAGTTCAACAAGATGGCCTTCTCGATCGAGAAAGTCACCGTTACCGCGAAGTCCCGTGCTCTGAAAGCTGAGTATTCGTTGGAACTGGCACAAGACCTTAAGGCAATCCACGGTCTGAACGCTGAAGCGGAACTCGCCAACATTCTCTCTACTGAGATTCTGGCTGAGATCAACCGTGAAGTTATCAGAACCATCTACAAGGTTGCTGAAGCTGGTGCTCAAACCAACGTTGCTACCGCTGGTCAGTTTGACCTGGACATCGACTCTAACGGTCGCTGGAGCGTTGAGAAGTTCAAGGGTCTCCTGTTCCAAATCGAAAGAGACGCTAACGCGATTGCACAAAGAACTCGTAGAGGGAAGGGTAACATCATCCTGACTTCTGCTGATGTTGCTTCCGCTCTGACCATGGCTGGTGTACTGGATTACACCCCCGCTCTGAACGCTAACCTGCAGGTTGACGACACTGGCAACACCTTTGCTGGTACCATCAACGGTAAGTACAGAGTATACATCGATCCCTTTGCTAGCAACAACGCTGCTCTGCAGTATTATGTTGTTGGTTACAAGGGTACTAGCCCCTACGATGCTGGACTGTTCTACTGTCCTTATGTTCCCCTCCAGATGGTTCGTGCCGTTGGAGAGAACACCTTCCAGCCCAAGATCGGCTTCAAGACCCGCTACGGCATGGTTGCGAACCCCTTCGCTGAAGGAACCACCCAAGCATACGGTGCCATCAAGGCGGCTACTAACCGTTACTACAGAAGAGTTTCTGTTAAGAACCTCATGTGATCTAATTCACATATCCTTCCTGGGGACCGCTTCGGCGGTCCTTTTTTTATGTCTAAATAACAGCTCAAGCACTGTATATTATGCCAAGAGGACAAGTGACTAAGGCTGAATTGCTAGCAAGGATTTTCAAATACAAAACTTCTTTGTTTCAGGAACCATTTGGTTCTAAGAACCTTGAGTGGCATGAGGGTGCTCATGACTCCCTAAATAAGGTATTGGACATGCTAGCAGAGTATAGAGAGTAATGGCATCCGCATTTGATCAACAGATTGGTAATAGAAATTTTCTATCTCCAGTTGGTTTTAAGTTTACATTGACAAAGGCACCTAAGGTTGCTTTCTTTTGTCAACAAGCTGGACTGCCGGAACTGTCCTTAGGTCTTGCCAATCAATCAAACTATCTCAAAGACATCGCTATCCCTGGTGACAAACTGGAGTATGGTGATCTGTCTCTGACATTCTTGGTTGATGAAAACCTAGAAAACTACATGTCAATTCATAACTGGTTAGTTGGACTTGGATTCCCAGAATCAGGAGACCAGTTTGAAGATCTTGTTAATGATCCACAGCAAGTTGCCAGATCAGACAGAAACAGAGCCGAACCAGAATATGGTCAACAATTTTCTGATGGTTCTCTGATCATTCTAAGCAGTAACTTCAATCCATTGCATCAGGTTATGTTCAAAGACCTGTTCCCATATTCTCTCACGGGACTGGACTTCGATGCTGCGTCTGGAGATACTGACTACTTTACAGCAACGGCTAACTTCAAGTATACTATCTACAAGATTACTGATATGAGTGGTAATCGATTAACCACCAACTTTGTGAATTAACTTTTTTCTTTATGATGAATCTGGATGAAGTTCAGAAGATGTGGCAAAAAGATAGTGAGATCGATAAAGACGATCTAGCTAACGAGTCACTCCGAACTCCCATGCTTCACTGTAAGTATTGGGATATATACAATACAACTCGTCTCTTGCGTGAAAAAGTATTGGACGGGTACAATAAAAAGAAATTAGAACGCTGGAACTACTACACAGGTAAAGCAGATCCTGAGGTATATGAAGAGCATCCTTTCCCATTCAAGGTGAGAGAGAAAGATGCAATCATCAGATATATTGAGGCTGATGAACATTTGTCAAAAATATCTCTAAAGATCAAGTATTACGATACTCTTTTGAGTTTCTTGGAAGAGATTATCAAATCACTGAACAACAGAGGATTTGCTATTAAGAATGCTATTGATTGGATGAGATTTCAGAATGGATTGTAAGCATGAGTCATTTAGTGATCGGTAAGAAGAACGAAGTTTATCTTCGTATTCAAGCCGAACCTCACATATTTTACGAGTTATCAGATCAGTTCACCTTTGATGTTCCTGGGGCTAAGTACATGCCTCAATACAGGAACAAATGGTGGGACGGAAAGATTCGCCTGTTTAATATTCAGACAGGTGAGATCTATGTTGGTCTGTTGGATAAGGTTGTGAGGTTCTGTAAGGATCACAATTATACTTACGAATTTACATCCAACAAGTTTTACGGTACTCCTTTTGAAGTCAATGATATGATTTCAAGAGAAGGAGTCAAGGATTATATGAACGCTATCTGCTCTCACAAACCGAGAGAGTATCAAGTTGATGGTGTTTATGATGCTCTAAGACATAATAGAAGACTGCTGATATCACCTACTGCATCTGGCAAGTCTCTAATGATCTATTCGATTGTCCGATACTTTGTTGGACATGGGAAGAATATATTGATTGTCGTTCCAACCACTTCTTTGGTTGAGCAAATGTACAAAGATTTTTCTGACTACGGATGGGATGTTGGAACTAACTGTCACAAGGTATATGGCGGTAAGGAACGAGTGTCTGATGCTCGGGTTATTATAACAACATGGCAGTCAATTTACAAGCTACCAAGGAATTATTTTGAAAGGTTTGAAGTAGTCATTGGAGATGAGGCTCACCTATTCAAATCTAAGTCTTTGATTAGTATCATGTCTAAACTGTGTGATGCTAAGTATCGGTTTGGATTTACTGGAACTCTTGACGGCACACAGACTCACAAATGGATTCTTGAGGGACTCTTTGGTCCATCATACAAAACTATCAACACCAGCGAGTTGATTGAGAAAAAGAATCTTGCTGAGTTGGATATCAAAATACTTCTACTAAAACACAGACCTCAGACGTTTGATAACTATGAGGAAGAAGTGCAGTTCATTATCAATCATGATAAGCGTAATAACTTCATCAAGAATCTAGCAGTGGATCTCAAAGGTAATACACTTATCCTATTCAATAGGGTTGAGAGCCATGGCGAACCTCTATACAATTTAATAAATAACTCAGTGGAAGAAGGCCGTAAGGTATTCTTCATCCATGGAGGAGTTGATACTGAAGACAGAGAAAAAGTTAGATCAATTACAGAAACAGAAAACAACGCAATCATCGTTGCATCTTACGGAACTTTTTCTACTGGCATCAATATTAAGAATCTACATAATGTAATCTTCGCTTCACCCTCTAAGTCAAGAGTCCGAAATCTTCAATCAATCGGCCGAGTTCTTAGAAAAGGAAATAACAAAACCAGAGCAACACTGTACGACATTGCAGATGATGTATCTTTTGAGAAGAAAAGAAATTACACCTTAAATCATCTGGTTGAACGAATAAAAATTTATAACGAAGAAAAGTTTAATTATGATGTTGTAAACATTAGCCTAAGAGATAAATGAATGAAACAGAATTCTATGCAGTCATCAAACTAGTCTCTGGCGAAGAGATTTTTTCACTCATCGATGTAGACCTAGAACCTGAGGATCCTATCATCATTTTACAGAACCCTGTAAAGATGAAGGTCAAGGTAAAAGGTATTATGATGCAAACTCAAATTGAGCCTTGGATGCAAATGCCTGAGGATGATATCTTCATGATCAGACTCTCTAATGTCATCACAATGACAGAGATCAATCCGCTAGAAAATGAAGAACTTATCGATTCTTATAATGAATTCCTACAAAGAGTTTCTAATCTAAAATCAGATGATTGGACCTTTGAATCTGAGATCACCAATAAAATGGGATCACTTGGTACTGTCAAAGATGCAAGAAATAAATTAGAAGAAGACTTCAAACTTCCTTCAGCCATTAAAGAAGCTTAATCTCCTTCTGAACCTCCACAAAGGTTATTGTACAGATAAATCAGCACCTTGTCAAGCCCTCTCAATAATGCTATAATATTCACAGGATAAGAAAGACAGATGCCTAAGAAAAGATCTGAACACTACGTTAACAACAAAGAACTCCTTGAGGCTATCATTGTCTACAAAGGTAAAGTTGCTAAGGCAAAAGAACTAGGAGAACCAAGACCAATCATCCCAAATTATCTGGGTGAATGTTTCCTGAAGATTGCCACCCATTTATCGTATAAACCAAACTTCATCAACTATATGTTCAGGGACGATATGATCTCTGATGGAGTTGAGAACTGTGTACAGTATATCAATAATTTTGATCCAGAGAAGTCAAAGAATCCCTTTGCTTACTTCACTCAGATCATCCACTTTGCTTTTTTG